ACACCCGTCGATCCAAAAAATATAAAAACACTGGCCGAAGCCTATTCCTTCTTTGTCGAAGTGTACCGAAATCGTCCGGTGGAGTTCGTCGAAGACGTCCTCAAGGCCACGCCTCTTCCATGGCAACGTGAGTTTTTGACCGCCATTGCGCGTGGAGAAAGACGCATTTCCGTTCGTGCGGGCCATGGTGTCGGCAAGTCTACAGCTTGCTCTTGGGCTATTGTTTGGTTCCTACTGACACGTTATCCACAGAAAACCGTCTGTACTGCTCCCACTGCCGGTCAGCTTTTTGACGCTTTGTTCTCGGAAGTCAAAAGGTGGATCAACGCACTGCCGCCAGTGCTGAAGGACAACATTGAAGTTTTCAGCGACCGCGTTGTTTTAAAAGCCAGCCCCGAATCGTCCTTTGTGTCTGCCCGCACATCCAGCGCCGAGCGACCAGAAGCCTTGGCAGGTGTGCACTCAGAAAATGTTTTGCTCATTTGCGATGAAGCAAGCGCCATTCCAGAACCTGTCTTTGAATCCGCTGCGGGCTCGATGTCCGGTCACTCAGCCACCACCGTGCTGATCGGAAACCCCACCCGCAATACCGGATTGTTTTTTAGAACCCACCATCAGCTGTCGAGCGACTGGAAGACCATGCACGTCAGCTGCCTAGACAACCCGCTGGTATCCGGCGACTTCGTGAACCAGATCAAGGCAACCTACGGCGAAACGTCCAATGCCTTCCGCGTCCGCGTGCTGGGTGAGTTTTCGCTGCGCGAAGACGACGTGCTGATTGCGGCCGAACTGGTCGATAGCGCAATGGACCGCGACGTTGCCATCGACCGGCATGAGCCAATCATCTACGGCGTGGACGTTGCCCGCTTTGGTGACGACCGCACTGTGATCATCAAGCGTCAAGGCAACGTTGTGACCGAGGTCAGAAGCTGGACCGGGGCCGACCTGATGGAGACGACTGGCCGGATTGTCCATGAAGCCGAGATCGACCAGCCCACAGAGATCATGGTCGATAGTATCGGTCTGGGCTCTGGCGTTGCCGACCGCCTCAGAGAACTGGGATACAATGTTCGCGATGTGAACGTTGCGGAATCCGCCGCCATGAACCCGCAGGCCGCGCGTCTGCGCGACGAACTATGGTTGACCGTGCGCGACTGGCTCAACCAGCGCACCTGCAAGATTCCCAAAATGGACGAGTTGCGCCAAGAACTTTGCGCACCGACCTACACTTTCACATCCACCGGCAAGATCAAGGTCGAAGGCAAATCTGAACTCAAACGGCGCGGGATGCGCTCACCAGACATTGCGGACGCCCTTTGCCTGACATTTGCTGGCAATGCAGCCATGGTCGGCGGCCGTGCAAGTAAATGGGTTGCAGGCAAGCCGCTCAAGCGGGCCATCAGTGGAATTGTATAAAAAGGGGCGGCCTATGGCCGCCCATCAGTCTTGGAGTGTTTCGTCAAGAATGCCCGCTGCGTCATTGCAGTTGACCTAAACAAGCTATCATTCCTAAAGTTGTGCGCTACACGCAACTCGGGTATTATCCCCAATAATTCCATTCAGCGAGGCAATTATGGCCAAGAATTATTACGGCGGTTTGCACGATGCGTTTCATTCCGCAAACAATTCGGTGCAGCTGACGCCGCAAGGCAGCGGTGGCTTTGACATGGACCCGCAGACGCTTTCGCCTGCAAAACCGAAGGCCATGGCGATCAAGCCGCAATCTCCTGCGCAGCACGCGGCGGTCACAAAGGCGGGTCGCACCAGCGCAGTGAAGCGCCGTGCAGCAGCTGGCAAGGGTCTTCTGTCCGCGCCCGCGAAGCCGATGGGAATGTAAACCCATGGCAAAAAATCACCACGACGATTTGCACTCGCGGTTCGAGAAGTCGGAAAACAAAATTAAAGGAAAGCGCCGGGGTGGGTACGACCTGCACCACAAGACCCTGAAGCCGACGACATCAAGTCCGGTGGCGCATTTTGCTGGTCGCGCCCAAGCCACTTGGGAACCCGAAGACGTTGGGTATGAATTTCATCAGGAAGGCATGGGCCGTGAAGGCCCTTCGATAAAGGTAATTCGCCGATGAGCAAGCTTCAGAAAGACCAGAACGGGGTAACGTATCCCGACATTGTTGGGAAGTTTGGCACCACTCAGGTGCTAACCGCCACCAACACAAGCTCGCAGTCCAGTGCCTTCGGCACAGAAACGACGTTGATTCGCGTTGCGACATCCAACTTGACTGGTGCTGGCGCACACATCCATGTGGCGATTGGCGCAGACCCAACTGCTGATGGCACAACGTCTGCGATCATTCCCTGTGGGCTGATTGCATATCTGGCGGTGTCGCCCGGTGACAAAATTGCCGTTCTTCGAGGCGGTGGCACAGACGTTGGTGTATCCGTCACTGAAATTACGAACGCTTAAAGGATTCTGAAATGAAAAAGCCCATCAAGAAAATGATGAATATCGAGAAGTCCGCCAAGGACATCAAGAAAGACAAGAAGTTTGGCTACAAGGAAACCAGCAAAGCCGACATCAAGTCTGACATCAAGATGGGCAAACGTCCCAGCAAAAAGAAGTGAGACTGACATGCCCATCCTGCTGACCCTAGGTGACGTAATCATCATTGGCTTGCAGGTGGTCATTCTTTGCATGGTGATGAAATGCCGTTGACCGAAAAGGGCCACAAGATTCTGGCCGCGATGGAAAAAGAATACGGTGCCAAGAAAGGCAAGTCCGTATTTTACGCATCCATCAACAAAGGCAAAGTGAAGGGCGCTGAGGGAACGAAGCCGCCCAAGAAGACCGGAAAGAAGAAATAATGGCTTCCTATGCCCCAAGCCTAAGTGACAGTTCGACTGACGCGCTGCCCAATTCGCACAACGACGCGGATGTGGATCAGCTTGTGCATCCGTTTGGGGCGCAACAGGAACTTGGCACCGAGATGTCGCAGGCCGAGTTTGAGGCGTCGGTAAAGTCGTCCATTGATGACGCGGTGGATTACATTGACGGGTTTGTGGCCCCGTCCCGTGCGCTGGCAATCCAGTATTATCGCGGTGAGCCCTTCGGCAATGAAGAGGAAGGCCGGTCGCAAATCGTCATGACGGAAGTCCGTGACGTTGTGCAGGCGATGATGCCCAGCTTGCTGCGCATCTTCACGGCGTCGGACCAGATCGTTGAGTTTGTGCCCACCAACGCCGGAACGGTGGACATTGCTGAACAGCAGACGGATTACATCAACCACGTTTTCTACAACGATAATCCAGGCTTCAGCATTCTGCACCAAGCGTTCAAGGATGCACTGGTAACAAAGACCGGCATCATTAAGTGGCGCTGGTCGGAAGACACCACCATCAGTGAAGCGGAATACACGGGGCTGGATCAGGGCCAAGTCGCGCTGCTGATGCAGGAACCCGAAACGGAAGTGGTGGAAGTCCGCGAAATCATCGTGGAGCAGATGCAGTCGAACCCGCTGATGGGCGACATGCAGGCACCCCCGCAGTCCACTTTCGACGTGAAGATTCGTCGCCGCAAACCGCAGAACCGCGTCGTCATTGAAGCTGTGCCGCCGGAAGAGTTTCTGATTGCCCGCGAGGCAAGGGACTTGGACAACGCTGCTTATGTCGGCCACCGCTCGCTCAAGACCATGAGCGAGTTGATTGCCATGGGCTACAAGAAAGAAGACATCGAAGCCTATGCCGGTCAGGGCGACGTGTTTGCGATCAACTATGAAGCGCAGACCCGTAATCCCGCGATCATGTCCTTCATGATGCACGCGGATAACCCCGATCCGTCCATGCGTCGCATCCTGTATGTGGAAAGCTACGTTCGCATCGACAAGGACGGCGACGGCATCGCGGAATTACGCAAGGTCTGTTCAATCGGTAATGCCCACCACGTCCTTCACGACGAAGTGGCCACCGACGTGCCGTTTGCGTTCTTCTGCCCCGACCCCGAACCGCACATGATTATCGGTCAGTCGATTGCTGACCAAACCATGGACCTTCAGGCCATCAAGTCGGCCATCGTCCGCAACACGATGGATTCGCTGGCACAAGTCATCCACCCCCGCACCGTGGTGGTGGAAGGCATGGTCAACATGGATGACGTCATGAACAACGAGACGGGCGCGATTATTCGCGCGCGCCAAGTTGGTGCCGTGCAGCCGTTGGCCGAGCCCTTCGTGGGCCAGAACGCCATGCCGCTCATTGCCTACATGGATCAGATCAGGGCGCAGCGCACGGGTATTTCTGCAGCCTCTCAGGGCCTCGATCCCGATGTCCTGCAATCGACCACGAAGGCAGCGGTCACGGCCACCGTGCAGGGCGCGCAGGAGCGCACCGAACTGGTCGCCCGCCTGTTTGCCGAGAACGGCATGAAGCGTCTGTTCAAGGGCCTTCTGAAGCTCATCTGCCGCCATCAGGACAAGCCCCGTGTGGTTCGCTTGCGCGGCAAGTGGGTCGAAGTTGATCCGCGTTACTGGGACGCCGATTTGGATGTGCAGGTAAACATCGGCCTTGGTCGGGGCACCGATCAGGACCAGATGGCGTTTTTGATGCAAATCGCCGCCAAACAAGAGCAGATTGTGCAGATGCTTGGCCCAGACAATCCTCTGGCACCCATCGACAAGTACCGCAACACCCTTGCGCAGATCGTCAACAAAGCTGGATTCAAAGATGCGTCGCGGTATTTTGGCGACGTGGACCCGCAGCAAATGGCGCAGGTTCTTGCCCAACAGTCGCAAAACAAAGCACCCGATCCGGCTGTCATGCTGGCACAGGTCGAAGCTCAGAAAACGCAGGCTGGCATCGTTCGCGAGAACATGAAGGTACAGGCCGACGTTGAAGACAGCTTGCGAATTGACGCGCGCGAGCGCGAAAAGATGCGGCTCGACGCAATGGTGCGTCTGGCCGAGATCGAGGCCAAATACGGCACTGCGGTCAACACGGCGCGGATTGAGGCCGAAATTGGCCACGCCGAGTCGGTCACAAAAGCCAACATTGAAGCGGACACGGCCCGCCACAACGCAATCGTGCAAGCGTTGAGCCAGCCACCTGCGGGAATGCCAAATGCTTGATAAAGACCTTGTGCGCCGCGCACAAGATATGGATTCAAACCCCGCGCTGGACGAAATCGCCCAGCGTGTGATTGAAAAATACACTCACGTTTTTATCAATTCCGCGCCGACAGAAGTCGAAGCGCGCGAAGACGCCTATCGAATGATCAAGGCGGTAAACGAGCTACGGGCGGAAATAAAGTCCGTGGCAATTTCCAATTCCGTTACCGCGTGGAATCGCGGGTTGCGCGGAAAAACATGATAGGATACAAATACTATGTCCGACACGGCCAATTCAGCCACCGGCATTCATGGTGCAGCACAGTCTTTTGAGGCTTTACTCGCCGGGGGAAACCCCGATCTCGGGTCGCCTGAATTAGCAGAAGCAGCACCTGAAGCCCCTGCTCTCGAAAAAGCAGAGGCGTTTGACGACTCCCACGAAGGGGAAGAGACGGCAGCTGTTTCCGAGGAAGCGGAAGCTGTCCCCGAAGAGGAAGTCGCCGCTGAAAGCGACGAAGGTTCCGAAGAAGCCGAACCGGAAGTCCAGCTAGTCACCGTCACTGTAAACGGCAAGACCGAGCAGATTCCGCTAGAAGAGGCCATCAAAGGGTACCAGCGCCAAGCGGATTATTCGCGGAAAACGCAGGCACTTTCGGAAGAGAGAAAAACACTCGAATCCGAAAAGCAGGCGGTCTTAGAGGAACGGTCGCAGTACGCTCAACTGTTGACGGCGCTCCAGCAGCAGCTTCAGGCCGCTGCCCCACAGGAGCCCGACTGGCAGAAGCTCTACGAAACCGATCCGATGGAATGGGTACGCCAGAGGGAAGTTTGGCGCGAACGTCAGGAAAGAATGACGGCCGCGCAGTTTGAAGCTCAACGTATTCAAACCCTTCAGGCACAGGAACAACAGGCGCAGCTTGCCAAAATGGTTCAGGAAGGCCGACAGAAGTTGGTCGAACTGGTTCCGGCTTGGAAAGACGCAAAGAAGTGGGAAGCGGATCGTGTCGGGCTGCTTGATTATGGGCAGCAGCTGGGTTTCAGCGCCGACGAATTAAACGCAACCTACGACCCGCGTGCGGTTGTGGCTTTGTATAAAGCCATGCAGTACGACGCGCTTATGGCGAAACGGCCGCAGGCGGCCCCGCCCCGCGTGAAAACTGCTCCCGCAGGCTCCGCCAGTTCTGCTCCACGTCCCCAGTCCGACACGACCAAAGCGAAGCAACGTCTCGCCAAAACCGGCAAAGTCGCAGACGCGGCCGCGCTATTCGAGAACTTTATAGACTGAAGGCAGGACTGAATCATGACTATTGCAACGAATACCCTCACTCGCTACGACGGCTATCGCGCCGTTCGCGAAGACCTCGCAAATGTTATTTATAACATTTCGCCTGTTGACGTTCCTTTCATGTCCAACATTGGCCGTGAAAACGTTAAGAACACTTATTTTGAATGGCAGACGGACCAACTCGCTGCGGCTTCGACATCGAACGCCCAGCTTGAAGGTGACGACGTGCAGGGCACAGCTGACCAGCGTACGCCCACACAGCGCGTGGGTAACTACACGCAGATCAGCCGCAAGATCATCGAAACTTCGGGCACGCTCGAAGCCGTTGATAAGGCTGGCATGCGTTCTTATCTCGCTTACGAACTCGCCAAGGCGGCTTCGGAACTGAAGCGCGACATGGAAGCCACGCTGACTTCCAACCAGGTTGCGGTTGCTGGTGGCAACACGACTGCCCGCAAGACCGCTGGTCTGGGCGGCTGGATCATCACCAACAGCTACTCGGGCACTGGCACAACGGCTTCGGCTCCGGTCATGTCTTCGGGCGCTGGCAACCTCGACGGTTATCCGACTACGGCCGCTGTCGCTGGTGCGTCGCGTGCGTTCACCGAAACTCTGCTCAAGACGGCCATTCAGGGCGTCTGGTCACAGGGCGGCGATCCCAAGATGCTCATGACTGGTCCGTTCAACAAAACGGTCGTTTCGGGCTTTACCGGCATCGCCACCCGTTTCCGTGACGTCCCTGCTGGCAAGCAAGCTGAGATTATCGGCGCGGCTGACGTTTATGTGTCCGATTTCGGAACCGTGAACGTGGTGCCGAACCGCTTCCAGCCGGAAAACAACGCGTACTTGGTCGATCCTGAGTACGCTGCGATTGGTTATCTCCGCAACTTCCGCACGGAAGTGCTGGCGAAGACCGGCGACGCCGAGAAGCGCATGATCATCGTCGAGTACGGCCTCAAGGTCCGTCAACAGAAGGCGATGGCTGCGGTTCGCGACCTCGCAACCTCCTAAAACTAACGGGGGCGGCTTGTGTGCCGCCCCCAACTTCTTGGGGGCATAATGAAAAAGGTAATGGATTTTGATCCCAACACGGGGATCAAGCATGTTTTCCACTACGACAATCTTACCGATGAGGCATCGATCACTGCCGAGCAAGACGTTGATCACATCATCGAGCAGAACAAACAACTGATAAATGAAGCCCCCGACCGCTGGGGTGAGTGGACCCGTGTTGCGCAAATTCCGATGGTTGTTTATCTCGACCTTCAGAAAAAAGGCATTCTCAACGATCAGGCCGCATTAAAACGGTGGTTGAATGACCCCGACAATAAGTTTTTCAGAACAAAAGCGGGAACCATCTGATGAGGGTGGCTATTTGCATTCCAAGCCGCGATACTGTCCACGCGGCTTTTGCTTTTGATCTGGCCAATCTGGCCGCGTACTGGACGGCGCGTAACGGAACCATGGGTGGGTCGCTGAACATTCTGAACAGCACCGGCACGTTGATCGCGGATCAGCGAGTTAATTTGGCCCAAGAGGCAATAGCGGCGGGTGCTGATTGGACCCTGTGGCTAGATACCGATATGCGGTTCCCGAAGTCGGCTCTGGACCGGCTTTTGGCGCACGGCAAGGACATCGTGGGTTGCAACTATTCCACCCGCGTTGTGCCACCTGAACCGACTGCCAACACGCTCAAGGATGGTAAGTGGGAGCCGGTTTACACAAAACCTGATTCGACGGGCTTGGAATTGGTCGAATTTTTAGGGCTTGGCGTCGCGTTGATTAAAACAGACGTCTTTAAACGGTTGGAATCTCCTTGTTTTCACTTGGGGTATTCAACCGTGAACAACAAATTCATTGGCGAGGATGTGTACTTTTGCCTCAAGGCAAAAGAGGCGGGTATTGAAAGTTTTATTGACCACGACTTGTCAAAAGAAATAAGGCATATCGGCAGTTTTGAATTTCGGCACGAACATATTACAATGCCGGAAACGGAGAACGGGTAATGGCGATTGCAACATATTCAGACTTGCAGTCGGCGGCAGCTGATTGGCTGAACCGCGCGGACCTGACTGCCGTCATTCCGACGTTCATTTCGCTGGCGGAGGCCAAGTTCAACCGAAAAATGCGTGTTCGGGACATGCTGAAGCGCGCCGAAGCGGTGTCGAACAACGCATATGTTGCAATGCCAAGCGATTTCCTTGAGGCATACAACCTTGAATTAAACATGGACGGCCTTTCGGCCCGCCCGTCGTTTGAGTTTATTGGCCCAAATGAAGCCAAAACGCTTAAAGCCAACAAAATTCATCCGCCAAGCCGGTATTTCACCATTATCGATGGCGCTTTTGAGTTAATTCCGGCCCCGCAGTCGAATGTTGACCTTTTGCTGACCTATTATTCGCGTATTCCGGCGCTTTCGGGCACAAACACGACAAATTGGCTGCTTACCAAGTCGCCAGACCTGTATCTTTATTCGACTTTGCTCGAAGCGGCTCCCTATTTGAAAGACGACGCCCGCATTCAACTTTGGGCGGCCGCGCAACAGCAAACTCTCGATGACATGCAGATCGAAAGCGAGCGGTCGATGCGCCAAACCATCCAGCTTGCTGCTCGTAGACGAGGCTTTGGACTGTAATGCCGTTTACCTCCTATATCGACAACAAACTTATTGATCACCTGCTTGGCAGCGGCACCTACACGAAGCCCGCTTCGCTTTACGTCGCCCTTTATGTGGGCGACCCTGCGGGCGGTGGTACCGAAATTTCGACTTCTGGTACCGCATACGCACGACAGTCCGGTTCATTTAGCGTGTCTGGTGGCACCGCCACCAACTCCGCGAGTATTGAATACTCTGCCGCAACTTCCGCGTGGGGCACAATTAATTATGTGGCGATCTTTGATGCGTCCACTGGCGGCAACATGTTGGTTTCGGCTGCGCTGTCTTCCGCAAAAACCATCGGCACTGGCGACGTGCTGCGCATTCCCACGGGCCAGCTGTCCGTGACTTTAACTTGAGGATTGAAAAATGGCTGTCACTTATTCTTCCACTCTTAAAAACAACCGCATGCAGCTTGTCGCCGATCTAATCGCGGGTAAGACAGCAGCGGCTTCAACCGGCTCGGCAACCGCTGGCTCGCTGGTCATTGGCACGTCCGCCCTTTCGGGCGCAACCGGCGTGCTTGCCACAATCACGCTCAGTTCCACGCCCGGCACGGTTT